CGTCAAATAAACAGTGATATTTTTAAATTTATCACATCTGTCTGGGGAATACTTGTCCACGCGGTGGGAAAAAAAGCCCCGTCGGGTGCGTTAGCCACCCCAGACACTACGGCTTTCAACGGTGCAATGCGGGGTTGCGCGGCACGCAAGACCGTTGAAAGCCATATTTACCTACCTAAGTGTGGACATAATGTGGACATTTTACGCATCAGCACCACCTCTCAGCGGGTTAAGTGAGATTGCATCCTGGAGGTATTCGGGCGCAAAGTGAGCGTAGGCCCTAGTTTGCTCAATTCGCGCATGTCCAAGGATCCTCTGTAATGTAATGATGCTTCCCCCATTAATAATAAATTGAGTCGCGAAACTGTGGCGTAGTGCATGTGTCGCCTGGCCGGTCGGAAGATCAGGTTTTACTTCCCTGAGTATCTGCCTGAAGTCAGAATAAGACGCCTTACCAAATAACAACCCTCGCTTACCATCAGCTATGAGTTTTGCCACTTCCGCTGAAACAGGAACAGTCCGCTGCTTGTTACTCTTGGTTTTAACGAACGTCACACGGTTCTGTATGATGTGTTCCGCCTTTAGTCGAGCCGCTTCTCCCCAGCGAGCACCAGTGCTTAAACAGAGAACATCTATCTTCTTGTTGTCACCATCCAGTTTAAAGAGCAAGTGCTTGATTTCGTCCTCTGTCAGATAGCCAGTTTCGGGGACTTCTTCTTTCAACTTCTTCCACCCTCTGATCGGATGTTCACCCGAAAACAACTCGGCCTCGATAAGCGCTGTGAACATACCACTGATGCTGTTGAGATCACGGTTAATGGTGGAAGCTTTAATGCCCTGGCTTCTTCTTGCCGCGTAATACTGACTAATCAGCGCTTTTGTAATCTGAAAAGCACAAGGATCGTCGGTAATCCTGCAAAAAATATCTAACTTGTTGCGGTTTATCCGACCGTGCTCCTCATGCTTGCCTTTCAAATTCCACCAAAGCTGTATCAGTTCAGACAGATGCCGCTTATCCGTCGGTTTTGATAACCATTCTTTGGTGTGGTGGTTGAACTGGGTATGCTTCTCGAAAGCTACCGCTTCACTTTTCTTATCAAACTTCCTGCGGATACGCTTTCCATTGCGACCAGCAGGCCTGATGTCCACTTCATATCGACCATCATCGAGTTTCTTAATAGTCATAAGAAAACCCTCCGATGGGTGCGTTTGCCTTTCGGCCTCAACGCGTTGCAATTATGTGATGAATACTTTTCGACCAATAATAGACATTTGAAATGTATGTAGGACTGGTTAATTGTTAACCAGTCTTTTGGTCTGAGTGCTGCGAGGTTGTTAAGTCTTGCCCAAAGTGTGCGAGGGCCGGTGCGATTTGACCGGCTTCAGGCGAAACCTGATCGGTCATAAACCACAGTGTGTATTTAGTAAATTGAGGTATTTGCAGAATCTTCATCATTACGTCGGTTGGTGGGGTTGAGCGTCCGCTTTCGTAATAACTTAAAGTCCCATAAGGAATTCCTGTTAGATCAGCTAGTTGCTGTCTACTCAGATACTCAGACTTTCTGATTAAGACGATTTTCTCGTTTAACGCGTTTGACATGGTGTTTAGATCTCAATAGTATGGTGTTTAGATGTAAACCGTTAAGTGTTTAGTATTGAACACTAAAGCCAACTATAAGCCATTAAGAGCAATCCATGAACCGAATAACGAGGAAATGTTAATGGTAAAGCAAATCACAAGCACGACCGATGCGGTTCCTTATCAGGAATTTGCCAGACTCATCGGGAAAACGCCGGCTGCGGTAAGAGGAATGATCGAGAAAGGGAAGCTTCCTGTAATCGAGATGACCGATCCCCAGTCAACTTCTGGCCGTGCGGGCGAGTACTGGGTTTACCTTCCAGCCTGGAACAACGGCATGAAACTGGCCTACGAAAGTCGTCCAAAGGAGATCAGGGAAGGGTGGTTGATGTGGCTTGGTCTCGGTGAGCCAGGTCGATAACTGGTTTCAGGAGAGGAAACATGAAGAACGGTAGCCGCGGATCAGTATCACAGCTCAATAGCAAAACCAGCCTCTACTGTGGTTTTACTATTCTGAAACTCCCACGCAAAAAACCGTACAACCGCCAGCGCTATCAAATTACGCACACAGGCCATTATTACGGCATTGACTTTGCTTTATCAGAAGCATGCCGAACGATTGACAGAATCATGAGTAAAAAGCGGTTTATTGCTTTTTAATCTCTGGGGGCGAAAATGAAACTCGAATATGCAGACAAAATTAACTCGCTTTTACAATGCTTCCATTTCAATAAAGAGTTTCTGGAATGGAATCATGATTACTCTCTCCAGCTTTTACGCCATGGCGTATCCCACCTTTATCATTTCGCAATGCTTCAAGGCGAGAATGATGAATGCACTCTTGAAGAACTCCGCAACATCATTATTTCCGTGACCGATGGTGATATCCCTAAACCATACGACCTGCTATCTCTGGACGCTGAGCAACTGAAGAAGGCTATGAAGTTTGTTCAGCCGCAGGAGGTAACCGTAGAGGTTACACCGGAGATCTTAGAACACCTGAAACTGGGAGCTAGAGCCTCCTGGCGGCTGGAGCCCCCTCGCTTTAACTGATCATCGGAGTACGCCATGTTCACCGAAGAAAAAACATCTTGGGAACAGGAAATGCTGATTCGAGAAGCAGTGGAAAGTGCCGAGCAGGGGTTCACTGTACATCTAAAAAATGGTGCTCGTATCACCATTAGTTCAAAAAGCCCGTCTAAAGATTTAATAATTTACGGGCTCGAAAAAGCCAATCGCGGTAACCACGATCGCGCGCGAATGACCTTTATTGATTTCATGTATTACTGGCATGAAAGGATATTTAAGCAGATTAAAAGAAAGCCGCGCCCTAACCACTAATTAACCAGCATTAAAAACAACGGCATTCATTTTGCCGGGGATTCGTTTTGCCTTTTTCAGGAGGTTGCATGTCGGTTACGTCAATAAAGCCGGAAGGCGGAATAAGCGATCCAGAGTTTATGGGAATCAGCACCAATGCGCGCAAAGGCGAGCGCGCCCACTTACTAGGATTGCTGCGCATCCGTATGGGCCTGCTGAAAGAGCAAGGCCTTACCCCCGAAGAGATTTATTCAGCACTTGAGCAGTGGATAGCCAACCACGAAACAATCACCAGTGAGGGTAGTAAACCATGAATCACTTAATGATCGATATTGAGACTCTCAGTACTCAACCCAACGCAGCAATTTGCGCTATTGGTGCTGTCTTTTTCGAACCATCAACTGGGCAGATTGGCCCATCTTTCTACGAGACGATTGATCCTCGTACCTCGCAGGTTCGCGGTGCTCACATTTCTGCTGACACCGTGATGTGGTGGCTAAGGCAGGATAAAGAACCTATCAGCGAGTTGGTTAATTCAAAGTCTCATGAAATTGAAGTGATGATCAATTTCGTCCGATTCATTGAAGATGCATCCCCAGAAACGATGAAAAAGCATTTGAAGGTGTGGTGCAAGGGCGGCTCGTTTGATTTTCCAATCATCAAATCTGCTTTTGAACGCTCATCGCTCGAAGGCGTTCCTATGCTGCCGTGGAATTTCTGGAATGAATGCTGTTTCCGTTCTCTGCTGACCATTGCCGGTACCATCGGCTACGTTCCCCACCCGCGACGCTCGGTTGCACACAACGCTTTAACCGATGCCGTTTATCAGGCTGAGCAAGTTTGCGAAATCTGGCAGCGCCTGACTTCTCCTCACATTGAATCACTGTAAGGACTGCTATGCATTCGCATCTATCAGCTGCTTACAGGATGTCGCAAAAGGTGAAAGCCATGACTGTACATTTCCGGAGATAGAAATCATGAGGCCAATGACAGCTATTGATCCGCGCTGCTTTGCTTCCAGTACTATTAACACAATCAGTATTTCAGGTGGAAAGGATAGCCTCGCGCAGTGGCTCCGGGCCATTGAACACGATCTTCCACATATTTCCGGCTTTGCTGATACGGGCCATGAGCACCCTCAAACGATGGAATACCTCGAATACCTGGAATCAAAGCTAGGTAAGGTTATTCGCGTTAAGGCTGATTTCACCAGGCGTATAGAAGGCAAACGTAAATTCATTGCTGAAAAGTGGCCTGTCTCTTTGGTTCAGGAGTGCGGAATGTCGCCAGATGAGGCCGCAGAACTCATTCATCGCGCGCTGGAGATTCTTAACCCAACCGGTCTCCCATTTC